CAACAACCTTGTTGCGAGCGTTGGTATCGGAGACTAGCGGAATGTACGCGCCTTCGGTGGAAGTGCCGTCGTGCTTATGTCCAGTGGCAACGACAAAGGCGTCACGAAGAGCGTTAAACTCATCGTTCAGAGGGGTAGCGCGAACAACTGCTGTCGGAACAATGCTCGCTGCCGATTGACGGGAATATCCTGCCACAATTATCTCCTGTCGTTGTATGAGAAGTTCATCACTAAGCCCTGAATATTGTGACTTAGATTTGTGTCATTGGTGACATATGTAAACGAGACAGAGAATCCAGAGCCGGAGATGTTTGTTTTAACAACCGGGGATGGATTGCCATCATAGACGGCAGCGCTGTCATAGACTGCGCTACTGTAGTAAGCAGCAGCATATTGCGTCGTTATATCATAGTCTGTCGGATTAAAAACATTTACGCTATCATCGAAGTCATAAGACACTGCGAACGCAATGTTCACAGAGCCTTCAGCTCGTAAGAACGTGGTGACGTTGTAAAGATTTTTACGAATCGTTGGGTCTTCAAAGTAATAATACGGGGTCTGATAAATGCTAAGAATAGGACGACCATCGAAATCGCTTCCTGTCTCTTGTTTATACACTTTACCAGTAGCGTCTCCGTGCAAAAGAATTTCTTCAGTGCCAATCAAACCACTAGCAGCAGAGGTTGCGGTTATGTCGAAAAGCTGACCAAACTCCATTGCAATGCCTTGATCCATGCGACGCAAACCGGCTAAGATGCCGAAGAGTCCGTCGGTGGTAGACAAAAATCTAAACTGAGACTTCTTATTATAGACAACGCTTGTAAACTTTTCTACATCAAGGTTTGACTGAACAATTTCATCAATGAAAGTGTTCACTGTTGTCTGAATTTGCTTAGACAAATTCTCAAGTTCAACGTCACCGATTCGAGCTGTACCGGCAATGGGACGGAAACCGTCATAGCTCAAGAACACCAGATTACCGGCAAATTCAACAACGCTATCGGGAACAATACAGCCGAGGTTGTTCGTCACCTCTTGCACATTGAAGTCAGCAATGCTTGTGCCAACAAGTCGCTTAATTGCGTTCTTGCCAAAGATATAGAGCACGTCGCGGAACGACTTAATCTGTACAATGGGGAAGCCAACGTTGATGACGCCCGCGCCAGCGGCAGGGGTAAAGTTGGTTTCAGCGGTTGGTGCAGAAAAATAGAGATTGTAAGGGGCGCTGCTGTCGCCTGCTAAGAACAAGTGATTGGCAAACTGCGTTACATATTTCGGAGCAGCAGGTGCTGTAGATGCTGTGATCTGAGTGTAGGTGGTGCCGTCATAGACAGCAGCGGGGTTGACGCCATCAACCAGCACCATCTTATTTACGCCCCATGTGAGGTTTTCAAATCTCACCTTTTTGACACCAACCATAGTGACGGTGCCGGGAGTCGTAACAGCCACCCATGCGCTAGTGCTGGTATTCCAGCGGTAGAAGTAGTTGGTGCCAGCAGAAGGCTTACGGCAAGCAAAGATGCCGTTATTAACACCATCAAAGATGTTGATGCCTAAGACACCACCTTCACCCGCAAGAGTGCCGTAGCTGTTTGCATATCCACTAATGCGCCTATATCCACCCGATGTGGACGGCTCATAGTTGATAAGCTGTAAAGCGCTACCGGGATAGCGCTCAGCTTGCGTTAGCAAGTCTTTGTTGGTATCAAGCCCACCAAGACAGCTAACTTTTAGCGCTTGAATACGATCAGCCATTTAATACTCGTGCAGATACCGCAGGCTTCAAAATCATTGTCGATGTCATAGATACCGGATCGTCAATGAGAATGCGCCGCATGGTGCGGATGCCGTTATCAAACTTTTCACGATGGATAGCAGCACTTTGTTCGTTGCTGCGGAATATCATTAGAAACATCATTCCACCATCAATGATGACGCCCTTAAATCTATCAGGAACAATGCAGGTATCGCTATACAAAGACATTTCTGTCGGAAACGTCCAATATTTATATTCAATAACATAGTCTTTGTCAGGCGGCGGAGTTAAGCCAAACTTGCTTTCCTGCGTCATGTAAACGCGACGAGGCGCTTCACGAGCAGCGGTGCCACCTGTTTCATCACGACTACGATAGTGTCGTAGAAACTCTACATATGGCAACGGCTCTAGTTTTTGTGGAATATTCGTTTGATCACCATGCTGACGGACATAAAAGCTGTCCCAGTCTACACTAGACAAGTCAGCGGGAAAACTATATTCAGCAGTGCCTGCAACGGTGGTTGTAGTTCCAGTGGCAAGCGTAAAAGGCCATTCTTGCGCAACATGCAAGATTTCACGGACAGAGGCATTGATGGCATCCTTTGCCAGAGCTTGAATATTTCGCGCACCGCTGAAATTGTTTGAGTCCATCTCCACTTCGTTGAGACGGCGCAAAAGCTCGTTAGTGAGTGAGAGAAAGGTTGCCATAAGTATTCCTAGTTATACAACAGAAAAAGGCTCCGTAGAGCCTTTTCCATTTTGCTTACGTCTTCCCAGACTTAGGCAAGCGTGTCATTGTCAACAGTGCCCGGAGTAGCCCAGTCAGCATTGACATCGACCACCACAGCGAACACGCGACCACGGATCGTGCCGGGAGAACCGGAGATCGTCGTCACGACGTCGATGGTGTCAGCCGCAGCCACCAGACCGGCGGTGGTGCCAACACGAATGGTGTTAGCAGCGGTGTTGTCGAAGTTCAGAGCACTAGCGAAGGTGGTAGTACCATCGGTAATGTTCATCGTATACGTGGTGACATCAGGCACCGTCGTATAGTTTTGAAAACCGACAGCCAACACCAGAGTGCCAGCGCCCACAGGAATACCTACAGCGGTACCGGAAGTGGCGGCGAGCGTCACATCCTTTTCCACAACGTAGGCTTTATTTCGAAGAGATTGAACAGCAGCCATTATTTTTCCTTTGAAGAGTTAATATATTCTATTGCCGATTGCAGAAGGTCAACATCGTCGTTCAAGTAGCCGATACCGAGATTACATTTAGCACAAAGAAGACCGCGAACTTTTTTAGTGTCGTGGCAATGGTCAATAAACAATTTTCCGCTTCCAATTCTTTCAGAATTTGGAGACTCGGATTTGCAAATTGCACACTTTCCTTCTTGTTCATCAAGCAATTGATAATATTGTTCGGGAGTAATTCCGTAAGTTCGAACAATAAATGTCTTCCACTTGATATGTTCTCTACAGGGTTTACATTGACCCCGCAAAGAAACTCCACCCCTTGCTTTTTCGTCTCGTTCTAACTGAAACTCTGATGCTAACTTAAAGATACCACAAACACTACACTCTCTACCATCTTTATACGGGTGGTCATCGCGGAGCGTAAGTGGTATCTTCATTCTGCTATTTTAGCACACTACGCTACGTTATACTTGGCCCTGACAATAGCCTCGGGTTTCAGTAGCTTACGGCCGTAGACATGCATGCCACGCACGATGTCAGCGAAGCTGTCGGGGTCACGATAGGTTTCGGTCTTCGTGATCGTCTCAGCCGTAGCCACAGCAGCCTCATGACCGGCAACGATGATACCATAGTTGTCGTTCTGGTTGGCAGTGCCAGCGGTGCCGGGGCCGGTACCGATAGCGGGCAGGTTGTTCGACACGAATACCTTGAAGCCGTGCAGATTGCTCAGCACCAAACCATTTTGCAGACCAGCACCGCCGAAGTCGCTGTTCAGCAAGCGGCTGTCTTCGTCCTTCAGCATTTCCACGAAAATCGGGTCAACCACGAGGAAGCGACCTTGCGTGTCCACATTCTGTTGATCCAACAGACGAGCCATGCGAGAGATGATCATCAAGGGGGACACACGATCCGTCGGCAGCGAGGTCGTACCCGGCAGACGCGGGGTCACCGGAATCGAATGCTCACCGGCAGAAGCCGTGGTGATGTTGGCGAACGAGCCTTTCTTCAGCTTCATCGAAGCCAGCAGTTCATCGCTGTCAGCAGTCGAAACAGCCTTGGTACCAGAAGCGGTGGTACGAGCCACGGTGGCGTTGGCACCCAGAGCGGCTTGTTGGAAGCCAGTCATGTAGCCAAGCACGTCTTGGTCGTAGTTGTCCTTCAGGCGATAGGCAGCACGATCAGAAGCCAGAGACATCCAGTTCACATGCGACTGCGAAGATTCGATGTCGTCCACCTTGAAAGCGAAGTAAGCCGACTTGTCAACCACCAGAGTGAAGTCGCTGTCGTCGAGGTCTTGGGCCGTAACTTGCGTGCCACGAGCGTAGTTCTTGACGGCGATTTCGGGTTCCTTGATGATCTTAACAGAGTCACCAACGTTGGCGATTTCACCAAAATAGTCGTTGTTGGTGATAGCTTCAACCACAGACGACTTACGGAAAGCAAGCTGAACTTGCTTGGAATAGATAACCGGGGACCAGTTACCGTTAGGAAGGTTGCCCCAACCGGGAGCAGAAGCGAATGCCATTTGAGTATTCTCCTATATTAGCATTTACTATCTGTCTGCGTCTTATTCGGGCCTCGCTAGGGATAGGTGGTCAATGCTAATCGCTCTAGAGTTCGATTAGGATTGACGGCTACCCGCTTGGGTATTCGACAAAACTTATTGACAGGAACAAAAAAAGGACGTTGCCATTTCTGACAACGCCCCCGTTAGAACAGACTTCTTTGTGTTTGTCAAGCGTTAGCGAGCATTTCCGCTAATATCATAAACAAACTTGCCCGAACGCATTGCTTTTACAATATCTTCTTGTTTGGCCTCGTATTCCTGCATGGACATTTTCTGCACTTGGCTCTCATAGAAAACACCTTCTTGGTCTGCCGTAGCACTTGGCGCAGATCGTCCTTTGGTGTTTACGGCTTGCGCAGCAGCGCGGCTATCGTCTTCTTTTTGCTTTTTTCCTGACAATCCCTTGTCTGCTTTGTAAAGATCGATGGCGCGAGCAGCCGAGCGATAGTCGGCGTCGTTTTCATAGAGGGCATCTTGCACCCATTTTGGCTGCTCTTCTGCCCAGTCATGGAAATCGTCATCATCTTCAATCTTATCAAAATCAGGATGAATCTTCAAAAGCTCGACTCGGGCCTTTTGCCGAGCAGTTTCACGCTCAGTTTCATCGACCTGCTTCATTCGCTCTTCAAGAGTCTTCTGCGTTTCCTTAGCTTTCTTTAGCGCAATAGATTCTACAATACGATAGACATCGGGATATTGTTTTGCCCACGCATCGATGTCTTCGTCGCGTGCCGGAAGCTTCATCTGCTTCTCGGTGGATTGCTCAACCAACTTCTTTAGGTCGTCGATTTCTTTTCGAAGATCAGTTTCCACTTTTTGCGAATGGCGTCGCAAATCGCCATAACGCTTCTTGAAAGTTTTCTCTTCAGCATTAAGATTTTCTTCAGAAGTTTCCTCTTCATTTTTTGTCTCCTGCGTTTCTGCTGACTGCGCCTGTGCAGCTTTCAGCTTTTCGAGTTCTTCTTCTTCTTTCTTGATGCGGTCATCGTTTGCATTGCGACGCATGGAAAATGGTGCAACGCGAGTTTGTGTAGGTACAGCAATAGGATCAGCCATAATTAACTCCTTTCTAAAGTTATGGGGCCATTTGTAGCCGCTAGTGCGGGGAAACGGGTTGCCGTTTATGTGTTAAGTATAGTCGATCTTTTCTCCTTTATCAATCGGAAACAATCATGTCATTGTTGCCGAATCCCTTTAGTCCGCTGCCACCGCTAACAGACCCAAAGTCACCCATTGTACCATAATCAAAACCAATATCTTTTGAGAATTTAATTACATCAGCAAAGTCCATATCAGACATCAGCACACCAAAGGATTGATCTCCGCCATACATGCTGCCTTCGTTTGTTTTGAAAGCATCCATATCAGACAGTCGAACACCGAAGTCAGGCTTAGCGGCTTTAATTGATTCACTAATCGCATCTGACATAGACTTACCACGAATAACAGCATCTACTGCGTTTTGTGAAGCAGCAGCAATTTCAGAATCTGTCAAACCAGTATCTTTAAGTTGTTCGTAAACATACTTACCAACATCAGCAGCACGCCCGCCAGTACCTAACGCACCGGCAGATGCAGCAGCAGTGGCGTCATTCCTATCACGAATTTGATCAATTTGAGCCATTGCAGACGCAAGACCAGTTGAGCTTGTTACATCAACGCCACCGGCTCTGCCAACCATTTCTTGATTGAGCTTGCCCATGAATTGATTGACAGCATCTTGTCCATACGTCTTGATTGCCCAACGAACACCTTGTGTTATGATGCCGGGAACGCCGGAAACAGCAGCAAGAGTAGTGACAGCCGCATTGCCCAATTGAGCTTGTCCACGGGTGATGCCACTATACAAGTCTTCGGTGACAATTTCACCCGCCTTACCGGTTCCGCCGGGGTTATAAATCAAGTCAGAACGACCAAAGTCAGCAATGTTGCTTCCAGTGTACGTACCGGCAACACTGACGCTAGTGCCTGCACCAGCAGTTGTTCCACTAGTGCCAGCAGTTGCGGATGTACCTGTTCCGCTAAACAGAGAAGCACCACCAACACCAACACCTGTAGTTATTCCGCCAGTGGTTGTTTCTTTATCAGTTGGTGTAGTTGGAATCGTTTTTGTAGGCGTACCAGTTTGAAGCGCACCATTGGGTAATGGGCGCATGGGCTTACCATTAATAAATGGCATGTAAAAGGTTTTGCCTTCAGCGTCAGTGAAATAACGAATGTCAAGGGCTGGATTTTTTGGAGCTTTTGACAAATCGTAATAAGCATCGTTTACAAAGCCACCAGTAGAAAACGCAGCCCTAGTTTGATCGTCCATTTCTTCACGATCAACCTCTTTCATGATGTCATCGATTTCACTTTCGAATTCATCTTCGTTTTCATAGGTGTCATTAGCGTCTTCGCCAACGTCTTCGGCGTTGCCCATTTGACCAATGTCATTCATGCGCGACAAGCCTTTCTTAGCTTGATCACGCAACTGCATCAGACGTTCAAGTCCAATGAAGCGAACGACGTCAGCGGGAAAGACGAATTCGCCCGGTGACAACTTAGCGTCAACGTCGTCCCTCACCTCTTCAGCAAGGCTACCAACAGGCACCTTATTGCCGCTGACAGGATCGACGTCTTTGCCGTCGTCCATCATGCCGCCTTCGGCGAACAACTTCTTCTTGTTTGTAGTGATGGCACCGACGCCAACTTTAGTTGATTTAGCTTTTTGTTTCACAATGCCGCCTTTTGCAAATTTACTCGGCAAGAAAATCTCATCATCAGAGATTCCCATGTCTCTGGCAGATTCTACAATTTGTTTATATTTATATGCACCAAGACTTTGTGGAGACTGTTCAAATATCTTTTTGCCAATGGCTTGAGCTTCTGGGTTTGTTTTCCATCGCGAAGTACCTTTACTATCGTTCCATGCAGAGACAATAGAGAAGCCTTCCTTTGGATCGGAAGATGCTTCACCGGCATCGTTTCCTCGCATTGTGATGCGAGCGGCACCACGCTCAACAAGCCGATCAAAATTTAGTGGACGAAAATCAACATCTAAATTTGCACCGGCGACGTATTGATTATATTTGTTTTCATCAAATACAACGCCGCCCTTGTTGAGCAACTTTTGCTCACTGCGTTTCTTTCCGAAGCCCATTGATTTCGTCCTTCAGTTTTTTGAGCGCACTCAGCGCCATCACTGCGCCTTGAGCGCGATAGATTTCCTGCACATCAGAGGACTGCTCAAGCTTGCGTCGATGATTGTCAACATGCTGATCAATCATTGACACAAACGCATCCCATGTATGAAATTGCGTCAGTACCGTCAGTTTGCTAAGATATTCTTTGTTCTTCATTGCATCGGGGGTCGCGGTTGTTGCGGTGCAGCGCTAAAGCCCTGCTCGCCCGGAGTAGGTGCTGTACCTACGCCAATGTTACCACCACCTCCGCCACTTGTGTCAGACACCGGCAGCGGTTGTTCACCACCCGGTGCAGCAGGCATAGCCGGTGCAGGCTGCATCTTCTGCAACAGCAACGCTTGCTTCGCTGCCTCTTCCATGTCGTTAGAAACCAATTCGGGATCAAGATCCATCGACTTGGCGATTTCCTTGACGATGTAGGGCAGCTTAGCGAACGGAGCCAACACAGGGTTCTGCACCACTTGCAGGAACTGCAATAGGCGCTGACTACGCACTTCGTTAGCCATCAGCGACTCGGTGCCGCGAGCATTCACTTCCAAATCACCAACGATGTCGGGATCAGGATCGAATTGCATATTAAAGCTAAAGAATGCTTCTCCCAGTGGGCGCAACAAATAGTCGTCCATATTCTTGACGACGGTTTTAATGTTGATAGACGCAGCATTCATCAGCATTGAGATGCCGGATGAGGTGCGACCAACGCCGCTTACACCAGTCTGTCCGTGAGCAAATGACGGCATGCCGGTGGATTCATCAGCAAGTACACGAGCTTTATCGAACAGTTGCAGATTGCTCTGTGCGACATTGGGGAACGACGTTCCAAACAGAGCCTGACCCGGAGCACCACCTTGACGACGGAACACCTTGCCGGGGTAGACATTCATGTCCTGACCCGGAACGAGATTGGTTTCATCGATTTCAAAGACGAGATTGCCCGACAGAATGGCATTGTCTACAGCGAGTCGCATGAAGCCGTTCATCAACGTTTGGGTGTCGTCCATATTCTCGGCAACGCCAACGCCAAACATCGAATACGGATTTAGCTCATACGGCACCACGTAGTACGGAATGCGAGCAGGCTTAAAAGGATTGAGGACAAGACGTATGATCTTGCCACCGCTGAACCAGATGTTTGCCTGCAATTCAACGCTGTCCTCAAACTCTTTGGGGATGTCGATATCGTTGTCTTGCAACATCTTGATATCAACAGCACCCCAATATTCCAACACTTCCCAACGCTCGACGCCCATGTTGGGTTCGTAGTCGCTCAGGTCGTCTTCCCAATACTCTTTGGTGTAGTTTGGCCCATCTTGAATGAGCGCATCAATGACGCTCTTGCGGAACATCGGACGACGCTTGAGTTCGAGCAGCTTGGTCTTGCTAAGCTTGTGACGCTCAATGAAGTAAGACGACTCTTCGATGTTGTTTGCGTCAGGGTCAACATAGCTGTTCCAAACGCTGACGTGTTCAGCCTTTGGCATCGTCTTCATAATTGGCTTATACTTGCCGTCTTCCCAACGGGG